ACCAAGGTTTTTGATAAAGCCGCCTCGCATGGCAAAATCCGCCAAAATCCGTCTTCGGGAAGCTAAAGAGAAAAATTTATGGCCGTAATTGGTTATATTCGCGTATCAACAATTGACCAGAACTGCGACTTACAGCGAAACGCGCTGCTAAGCGCAAACTGTGACCATATTTTTGAAGATCGTATCAGCGGAAAAGTGGCCAGCCGTCCTGGACTTAAACAGGCCCTCAAACGCATCAGAAAAGGCGACACGCTGGTTGTATGGAAACTCGACAGGCTTGGGCGCAGCGTAAAAAACCTGATAGCGCTGATTTCAGAACTGCACGAGCGCGGCGCGCATTTCCGTTCGCTAACAGACAGTATTGATACCAGCAGCGCAATGGGACGCTTCTTCTTTCACGTTATGTCCGCGCTCGCTGAAATGGAGCGTGAGTTAATTGTCGAACGTACTCTGGCCGGACTGGCTGCAGCCAGAGCGAAAGGGCGAATGGGCGGAAGACCCAGGGTTTTAACGCCGGATGAAGTTGAGCAGATTAGCCGGCTGCTGGCAAAGGGACATACCCGTCAGCAGCTGGCCATCATCTATAACGTCGCGCTATCGACCCTCTATAAATACTTCCCTGCGAAAGCGTCAAAAAGCCGCAAGCCTGCCCTGATGACCGAGGCGGAAAAAAGTGCGCATAACCATCTGTGAAAAGCCGATGTCCACTCATCCCTCAGCAAACCGCAACCGCATGCTTTCCCTCACCTGACCTGACAATCTGAGCGCACCCTCAACACGGAGTGCATCAGATGTCTGATTATCATCACGGTGTACGCGTTGTCGAAATTAATGACGGCACGCGCACCATTTCTACCGTATCCACCGCCGTAGTCGGCCTGGTCTGCACCGCAGACGACGCAGACGCAACGGCTTTCCCGCTCAACACCCCGGTGCTGCTGACTAACGTGCAGGCCGCTATCGCTAAGGCTGGCACTAAAGGCACGCTGGCCGCATCGCTGCAGGCGATCGCCGATCAGGCGAAACCGGTCACCGTCGTGGTACGCGTCGCGAAAGGCGCAACCGACGCGGAGACTATCTCCAATATCATCGGCAACACTGATGAAAAAGGCCAGTACACCGGCATGAAGGCGCTGCTGACCGCGCAGACGCAGCTCGGCGTGAAGCCGCGCATTCTCGGCGTGCCGGGGCTCGACTCGCAGGAAGTGGCGACCGCGCTGGCGAGCATCGCTCAGCAGCTGCGCGCCTTCGCCTACGTGTCAGCCTGGAACTGCAAAACCATCAGCGATGCGATGAACTACCGCAAAAACTTTAGCCAGCGCGAGCTGATGGTGATCTGGCCCGACTTTATTGCCTGGAATAGCGCGACCAGCGTTGCCGATACCGCCTGGGCGACGGCGCGCGCGCTCGGCCTGCGCGCCAAAATCGACAACGACACCGGCTGGCATAAAACCCTGTCGAACGTTGGCGTCAACGGCGTCACCGGCATCTCCTCTTCAGTATTCTGGGATTTGCAGCAGAGCGGCACCGACGCCGACCTGCTGAACGAAGCCTGTGTGACCACGCTGATCCGCAAAGATGGCTTCCGCTTCTGGGGCAACCGCACCTGTAGCGACGATCCGCTCTTTGCATTTGAAAACTACACCCGTACCGCGCAGGTACTGGCCGACACCATGGCCGAAGCGCATATGTGGGCCAACGACAAACCGCTGACGCCGGTGCTGGTACGTGAAATCGTGGCGGGCATCAACGCCAAATTCCGCGAGCTGGTCAACGCCGGTTACCTGCTGGGCGCCTCCTGCTGGTATGACGAAAGCGCTAACGACGTCGCCAGTCTGAAAGCGGGCAAGCTCGCCATCGACTACGACTATACGCCGGTGCCGCCGCTGGAAGACCTGACGCTGCGCCAGCGCATCACCGACACCTATCTGGCGAACTTCGCCGCATCCGTTAACAGCTGAGGAGCCGGATAAATGGCACTACCCCGCAAACTGAAAGGGCTGAACCTTTTCAATGATTCAAACAGCTATCAGGGCGTTGTCTCTTCCGTCACCCTGCCGAAGCTCTCCCGCAAGCTGGACGCCTACCGTGGCGGCGGCATGAACGGCGCTGCCTTTATCGACAACGGTCTGGACGACGACGCGCTCGATATGGAGTGGACTATCGCCGGCATGGACGATCTGGCGCTGTCGCAGTGGGGCGGTTCCGCCGTGCCGCTGCGTTTTACCGGCTCCTACCAGCGTGACGACACTGGCGAAGAGATCGCGGTAGAGATTGAGGTGCGCGGCCGTCACCAGGCGTTCGACTTTGGCGATGCCAAACAGGGCGAAGACACCGAAACCAAAATCACCACCAAAAACACCTATTTCAAACTCACCTGGAACGGTAAAGAGCTGATTGAGATCGATACCGTCAACATGGTCGAGAAGGTAAACGGCACCGATCGCCTTGCGCAGCGTCGTAAAAACCTCGGCCTGGCTTAACCCTGACGCCAGCGCCCGGCGCTGGCCTTTTATCCTGTCAGAACGCGGAGAGAAACATGGAACAGAAAGAGAATATCGTTGAATTTGAAACCCCGCTAAAACGCGGCGATGCGGAGATCGCACAGGTTGAGCTGATTAAGCCGAACGCGGGTTCGCTGCGCGGCGTGCGTCTTGCCGATCTGGCCTCTTCCGACGTTGATGCGCTGCTGACGGTGCTGCCGCGTATCACGCTGCCTGCGCTGACCAGGGCGGAATGCCACAGCCTCGACCCGGTGGATCTGATTGCGTTAGGCGGCAAGGTGATCGGTTTTTTGCAGTCGAAGTCGGCGCCGTCGAATGGCCTGACGGACTGACGGTCAATGACCTGATGGCTGACATCGCCGCCATTTTTCACTGGCCCCTTTCTGAACTGAACGACCTGCCGCTGGCCGAGCTTCTCGACTGGCGGCATAAAGCCCTGATCCGCAGCGGAGCAAATACGGATGAGTGAAGACCTCAAACTGCAGGCGCTGCTGAAAGCGGTTAATCAGGCGCTGCGCCCGCTACAGAGCCTCCAGAACGAAACGCAAAAAGTCACTGACACCATTACCGAAACGCGCCAGAGCCTGGCGGCGTTACAGGCGCAGTCAGCGAAAATCGATAGCTTTCGCGCCACCAGCCGCCAGCTGAGCGACACGCAGCAGAAGCTGAAAGAGGCGAAGGCTGAAACGGCTTCGCTGGCGCTGGCGATGCGCAGCAGCAGCCAGCCCGCCGACGAACAGAGCCGCGCGCTGGAGAAGGCGCGTCAGCGGAGCGTCGCGCTGCAAAGCCAGGCGCAGAGCCTGCGTCTTTCCGTGCAGCAGCAGCGTGAGAGCCTCAACAGCGCGGGCATCGCTACGCGCAGCCTGAGTAGCGAACAGCTGCGGCTGAAAGCGGCGACGGCGCAGACCAGCCTGAATCTGAATGGCCAGCAGCAGCGGTTGCAGCAGCTGAGCCAGCAGCAGGCACGCCATAATCAGGTAACGGAGCGCTATCGCGCAGGCCAGGCGCTGGCGGGCAAGATCCGCAGCGCTGGCGCAGCTGGCCTCGGCATGGCGAAAACAGGCTTTACCGCCGGCGCCGCGCTGCTGCGTCCCGGCTACGAGCTGGCGCGCACCGAAGCCGCGCTGCAGGCTAAAACCGGCCTGCAGAAGGGGTCGCCGCAGGCGGCGGCGCTGGATAAACAGGCACGCATCGTCAGCGTGCAGACGGGCATCCCGGCGCAGGACGTTGCGCAGACCCAGCTCAATATCGCCCGGGCGGGCGGGTCGGTTGACGACATTACCGCCGCGACGCCGGTCGCGCTGAATATGGCACAGGTAAACAGCCACTCAGCGGAGGATAACGCCGGTCTGCTGATGGAAACAAAAGCCGCTTTTGGCCTCGACAGCGGCGATATCGCCCATCTTGGCGATGTGCTGAATGCCACCCTCGACCAGACCGGCATGAAGTTTGAAGAGCTGAGCAGCGCACTGAGCAGCGTCGCGCCAGTGGCGAAAAGCGCAGGCGTCGGCGTTGAGCAGACCTCCGCCATCCTGGGACTGCTGGCGAAGAACCACATTACCGGCGCGGCGGCGGGTGAAGAGGCTGGCGCGGTCATGACGCGGCTGCAGATGCCCGGCGCCCAGCGTAGTATCGCCGCACTCGGCGTCCAGACCCGTGATGAAAACGGCGACACGCGGCAGATATTACCGCTGCTGAAAGATATTCAGGCCGCCTTCGCCAGGAAGGGCATGGGCGCGGCACAGCAGGCTGACGTGCTGAAAAATATTTTTGGTGAGAAGGCGGCCTCGTCAGCGTCGCTGCTGGCGCAGGGCGCGTCCAGCGGTGAGCTGGAGACGCTCACCACCTCGGTGCAACAGTCAGATGGCAGTACGGCGCGCATGGCGCAGGCGCAGCAGGATAATCTCGGCGGAGATATGCAAAAGCTGGACGCCTCAAAAGCGGCTATCGGCGTCGATCTCTACGCGCCGCTCGACGGCACGCTGCGGACGCTGACTCAGGATGCGACGCAGTTCCTGCAGACGGTCGACCAGTGGCTGCAGGATAACCCGACGCTGGCCAGCGGCATTGCCACGGCGGCGGCCGTGGCGCTCACCTTTGTCGGCGCGCTGGGCGCCATCGGCATGGCGGTCTGGCCGGTAGTGAGCGGCGTCGGCGCCATTATGGCGGGCGTTGAAATACTCGGCGGGCTTTTCACCGGGGTGGGCGGTGCCATCGTGACCGCCATCGGCGCGATTAGCCTGCCAGTGGTGGGCGTCGTCGCGGCTATCGTTGGCGGTGCGCTGCTGATCCGACGCTACTGGGAGCCGATCAGCACCTTTATCAGCGGCGTCGCGCAGGGGTTTTCGGATGCGATGGGGCCGATTAGCGCTGCCTTCACGCCGCTGCAGCCGGTCTTTAACTGGATCACGGATAAGGTCAAATCAGTGTGGAGCGCGTTTACGCAGCTGCTGGAGCCGGTTAAATCGACCCAGGAACAGCTGACCGCGGCAGGCAATATGGGAAAAAGCTTCGGCAATATGCTCGCCGAGGCGCTGAAGGTCCCCGGTCATGCGCTGGATCAGCTGATGAGCGGCATCGACTGGGTGCTGAATAAGCTCGGTATCGCCAGCAACAAAGGCAAAGAGCTGAAAGCGGAGCTGCCGCCAGGCGAGACGGCCACGCCGGACGGCACTGCGGCTACAGCCGACGGGCTGCAAAAGAGCCTGCCCGTCAGCGGCGTGCCTTATCGACCGGTGGTGACGCCTGCTGCTGGCGGCGGCGCGGTGCAGCAGAACAGCTACACCAGCAATATCACGGTCAATACGCAGTCCAGCATGGATGGCAACGAGATTGGACGAATAGTGCAGCAGCAGATGGATCAGTATCGGATTGAACAACAAAACCGGCAGCGCAGCGCCATGACAGGAGGATTGTACTCATGATGATGATCTACGGCATGCTGCCCTTTATGCGGCAGACGCTGCCCTACAATCAGATGTCACATGACAGCGGCTGGAACTGGCCCAGCAACAACCGCGTCGGCAAACGTGCCGCAGTGCAGTTCACCGGCAAAAGCAACGAAAAGATTTCCCTGAGCGGCGAACTGCGCCCGGAGATTACCGGCGGCCCGGTTAAGGCGCTGGCGTTTCAGCTGCTGGCTGACGAAGGGCGCGCCTGGCCGCTGATCGGCGGCGACGGCACTATCTATGGCATGTATGTCATCGAAAGTTTTAAGACGACGCACAGCGACTTCTACGCCGACGGCAGCGCGCGGGTTATCACTTTTACTCTGGGGCTGCTGCGCGTCGATGATTCGCTGGTCTCGATGTTCGGCGACCTGCAAAAGCAGGGCAGCGAGCTCTGGACGAAGGCGGAAGCGGCGGCGGGCAAGCTCTCTTCTGGCATCAGCAGCGCTGTTGCAACGGTGGGGGGCTTATCTCTGTGAGTGAACTCAGCACGATGGCGATTAAGGCAGGCGGCCAGCTGGCACCCGATTTTATGTTGTGGATCGGCAGCAAAGACGTAACCCCTAACCTGCGCGAGCGTATGGTCTCGCTGTCGCTAACCGACAACCGCGGCTTTGAAGCGGATACGCTGAGTATTACGCTGGACGACAGCGACGGCCTGCTTCAGCTGCCGCAGCGCGGCACGGTGGTGTCGCTGTTCCTGGGCTGGGTTGGCCAGCTGCATAACAAGGGCGACTATACGGTCGATCAGGTGAGCCATAGCGGCGCGCCCGACGTGCTGACTATCACCGCGCGCAGCGTCGATTTTCGCGGCGAGCTGAACAAGGCGCGTGACGTCTCCTACCATGACGCCACGCTGGGCAGCATCCTGACGCAAATAGCGCAGCGCTGCGGCCTGATTTTGCAGATGGCGGAAGGGTTCGCCGGGATCAAAATCGATCATATCGATCAGACCCACGAAACCGATCCCAGCTTTGTTACCCGGCTGGCGAAACGCTATGGCGCGGCAGCGATTATCAAAGCGGGACGCCTGCTTTTTTTGCGGCCCGGCAGCGGGGAATTAGCCAGCGGCAAAGCGATCCCAACGGTATTACTGACGCGCCAGCAGGGCGACAAGCACAACTTTATGGTTGCCGACCGCACCAGCTACAAAGGCGTTCAGGCGAAATGGCTCTCTACTCAGGAGGCGAAAACGCATATCTTCCAGATGCAGTGTAAGGCAAAGGCCTCGAACGCCAGCGCTGTCGCCCATCCAGATGCGAAAAGCCCGCCAAAGCAAGCGGATGATAACGAAGGCGAATATACCGCAGGTCAAAAAGAGAGCCTGCTGGTGCTGCCGGAGGTCTTTGACAGCAAAGAGGCGGCGAAGCAGGCGGCGGAGGCTAAGTGGAGCGAGATACAGCGCGGCGTGGTTCACTTTACCTTTCAGCTGGCGACAGGACGCGCGGATCTTTATCCTGAAACGCCGGTGCAGGTCAGCGGCTTTAAAACCGTGATTGATGCCAGCGCCTGGATCATTAGCAAGGTGACGCATAACCTGAGCGTTAAAGACGGCTTTACCACCACGCTGGAGCTGGAAATAGACATCTCAGATGTTGAGTACGAAGAAATTAACTAACTAATAGTTAATTAATTTGCTTTTTGTGAGTATTTGAGGCGATAATTGCCTCGTTAACCATCGAGGAACTCACAAATGATGCATTGCCCGCTGTGTCAGAGCGCTGCCCATACCCGCAGCAGCCGTTACATCTCTAACGAGACCAAAGAGCGCTATAACCAGTGCCAGAACATTAACTGCAGCTGCACTTTTAAAACACACGAGAGCGTGACCGGGATGATCGTGACGCCCGGTAAAATCGAGAAGGTCGCGACTGGCAAGAAGCAGGCCGAAGCCCGCGCCTGAGCGCCTGATGAGCAAAGCCCGCGTAAGCGGGTTTTTTTATGGCGGCAGCGCCGCCTCTTGGAGTTCTGTCAATAAGTGTACTGGCGGGGAGGGTGTGGCTTGCCGCGTTGGCAATAACTGTACCCGCTGGCTTTGCGCATAAAAAAACCACCTGTAAAAGGTGGTTTGCTTTAGCTACCAGCTTAGTTCTTGCTTAGTGGCTTTAACGTTCTGTTTATACATTATTTCGAGCGTGGTATAGGTGCACATATCCAGCGCGCCCTGACAGTAATCTTTAATGACGCGATCCAGTATTTTCCTGTCGCTCACTTTTGTTAATTTCTTAAATGCTGTCAGGTTTTGCTTTTCCATTATACGCAAGGTGGTCGGCTGGCACATATCAAGCTGACCGTCACAGTAATCCGCTTTTACTCGCGCTTGAATGTAGCTGATCACTTCCTGCTTCTGGCTTTCTGAGCCATCAAAGTCCAGCGGATGAATAAAGCCTGCGTTTGCAGTGGCGGAAACGAGTAAAACGGCAGCCCCAAAAAGTAACTTCATGAAGAAATCCTTATCAAAAAAGTAAGCGCTAAGATTAATCCGAATCGATTTAGAAGTGAACTGTTGAAGCGACACAAGCTATGGGTATTGAGAAATTATTGAGCCAGGCCCTGCCTGATGCAGGAGAAAGCCTGTGCAGGCACGCTGAATGAAGGGAAGCGCCTGAAGAAAGATTGAAGTTTTATATTCAGTGCGGCGATGCGGTGAGATAGACGGGGACGGTATAAATAATATCACCAACGCGGCAGGCGGGCGCATTGGTAAAGCGGTACAGGGTTCCTTTTGTCGAAAGATAAATCGCGCCATTTTCAGCTCTCTGGAAGGCGTTACGATCGCTAGTAATCATAAAGGGTTCGTTGTCATGCTGTAGAGCTGCCATAACGGCGCGCTCGTCTTTACTGGCATCGTATAAATAGAAGCGGTAAGAGAAGTCTGTTGTAGCGCCTGCGCTGGCTTCTGTAATGTAGAGGCTTACCTGCCGGGTAACGGGGATCTTTTGCAGTAAGGTTTGTTCTAGCGGGGAGAACTGAATGATTTTAAAAGCTATCCAGATAAAAACAGGCAAAAGTAATAAAAGCAGATAGCGTTTCTTAAAAACCTGCACGTTTCGCATATTCGATACCCATTCTTATCCAGGCCTGATCGTCTGGATCGTCGCCATAAGGGGCTGATCTATACCAGTCGCCAAAGGCTGGCGAACTTGTGCCCGCTCGGCTTTGCGCCCATCCCGCAGCCCTGAGCAGAATCTCTGTGGTAATGCCGGCTGCATGTCCAGCCGCCCCTAATGAAAGTTACCAAAGTTAGCATATTGCTTGCCGCATATTAATGAGTCAGATTTTATTACTCATCTAGTGAAATGGAGACTGATAGTTAAAGAGACATACCAATTCCTGGATAAAAGCTAAAACAAAAAAGCCACCCTGAAAGGTGGCTTTATTATGCTGATTTCACAGCTTTAATTTGGTGGCCCCTGCTGGGTTTGAACCAGCGACCAAGCGATTATGAGTCGCCTGCTCTAACCACTGAGCTAAGGGGCCAGCGGAGCGGGGATTATAATGTATCTGTTTAGAGCGATCCAGCACTCATCCGCCAGATGCTGAAAAATTCTCCAGCGCATGAGTGCTTGATAAAACTAAACATTTCCAAGACATGCGGCCCGTTTTTATTCAGCCCTGCACGCGAGCCAGGCAATCAAACCCGCTGTTACCCACAACCGCACCGGCAAATAGCCATCCTCAACTGCGGTAGCGTGACGCTGGCTGGCTCAGCGATAAAAAGGGTACCATCGCGCCGCGCGCCCGATCGTAATGCTGCCACAGCGCGATCTCTTCCAGCGCCGGAATGGTCACCGCTTCGCCCGCCTCCAGGCCCGCCAGCGCGGCATCTACCATATCCTCAACTTCCATAATCATCTGCGGTGGAAGCTCATCGATTGACTTGCCGGAGCGGTCAAAGATCTCGGTACGCGTTGCGCCAGGCAATACCGCCTGCACCTGCACGCCGCTGTTTTCCAGTTCGCGCTGCATAGAGCGGGTCAGCGTCAGCACAAAAGATTTGCTGCCGTTATAGGCGCCGTTGAACATCTCATGCATCAGCGAGAGCACCGAGGCGACGTTAATAATCACGCCGCGTCCGCGCGCGCGAAACGCATTGGCCGCCGCATGCGCCAGGCGGGTTGGAGCGATAATGTTCAGCATGAGCATGGTCTGAATGCGCTCGATGTCGGCATCAATAAACTCGCCGTCTACGCTCATGCCAGCGTTATTGGCCAGCAGTGTAATCGCCGTGTTGCTTTGCAGCTCCTGCTCGACGCGTTGCAGATCCTCCGCCTTGGTCAGGTCGGCGCGCAAAATACGCACCTCAATCTTATGCTGCTGTCGCAGCGTCTGCGCCAGCGTCTCCAGCCTCGCCTGGTCGCGCGCCACCAGTATCAGGTCATAATCGCGCGCCGCCAGGCGTCTTGCATAGGTAGCGCCGATACCGCTTGATGCGCCAGTGATTAAAGCAAAACCTTTTGATGCTGACATAGTAAGCCCCTTACGTATGATGGTTGTCATATTTATTGTTAATATGACGACCATCATATGTTCCGTCAAGGTGGCATATGATGGTCATAATAATTACTATGAATGGCAGAACGTATCAGCAGGAAAAGAGTGATGGATAAACTAAGCCATAAAGCACGGACGCGGCAGCGTATTCTGGATGAAGCGGCGCGTGTAATGCGAGAGTGCGGTACTGAGAGCATCGGCGTAGCGTCACTGATGAAGCGTGTCGGGCTGACGCACGGCGGCTTCTATGCGCACTTCGACTCGCGCGAGGCGCTGGTGCAGGCGGTAATCGCCGAGATGTTCACTGACTCAACGCAGCGCATGCAGCCGTTGTGGCAACAGTCCGATCCGGCTGAACGGCTGAACACGCTTATCGACTACTACCTGTCAGAAACGCATCGCGACTCGCCCGCTGAAGGCTGTCCCATGCCCGCGCTGGTCAGCGAAGTGGGTCATCTGCCGGACGAGGCGAAAGCCATCTTTACCCAGGGCGTAGCGTCTATGCTAAAGCGGCTGAGCGAACTGCTCGCCGAGCTTGGGCTGCGCGACGCTGAGGCGCTGGCCAGCAGCCTGCTGGCAGAAATGGTCGGCGCGCTGGCGCTGGCGCGCGCCTGCCCTGATAAAGCGCTCTCCGCAATAATGCTGGCGCGCAGCCGACAGGCGCTGAAACGTCGCACCGGACTGGAGCGTGCAGCATGAGCGAGCACAACATAACTGATATTATCGCGCCCGGTCTCGACGTACTGTTCTGCGGCATCAACCCAGGCCACTCCACGGCGCATACCGGCTATCACTTCGCCCATCCTGGCAACCGGTTCTGGAAGGTGATCTTTCTTGCTGGCTTTACTCGCCAGCAGCTTAAGCCCGAAGAAGAGCAGCGACTGCTGGAGACCGGCTGCGGCATCACTATGCTGGTCGAGCGTCCCACCGTGCAGGCGAATCAGCTGGCCGCTGAAGAGCTGCGCGACGGCGGCGCGCGTCTGACCGATAAGGTGCTTAACTACCAGCCGCGCGTGCTGGCTATCCTGGGCAAAGATGCTTTCAGGCGCGCCTTTAACCAGCGCAAGGTGGAGTGGGGTTTACAAGGGATCTTTATGGGCAAGACTCAGGTCTGGGTGCTGCCAAATCCCAGCGGGCTTAACCGCGCCTCACTGGATGAGATCGTCGAGGCATACCGGCAACTTCATGATGCGTTACATAAAAGTCTCTAATAAAACGTGAGCAGGCTCGGCTTACCGCTGACTGGCAATTGTTCCCCGGCACCATCCTGGCTAAACCAGGTACTGGCTTATAAAAGGGGAGTGGAATGAAAAAGTACCTGATTATGCTGATGGCGCTGCTGTTTGCCGCGCCGGGCTGGAGCGAAACCCTGCGCGTGTTCTGTTCCGGCGGGATGTATCCCGTCGTGGAGAGCCTGAAGACCGATTATGAAAAGCGCAGCGGCAATCAGCTGACGCTGGAGGCCGCGCCATCAATGGGCGACACGCCGCAGGCGATCCCGAATCGCCTGAAGCGGCACGACGACGCCGACGTGCTGGTTATGGTTGATTACGCCATCAAACCGCTGGCGCAGCAGGTGAAAAGCGACACGCATCAGGTGCTGGCGCACTCCTGGATTGCGATGGCGGTGAAGCAGGGCAGGCCGGCGCCCGATATCAGCAGCGTCGCAAAGTTCAAACAGGTGCTGACCGAAGCCTCAACCATCGCTGTCTCAGACAGCGCCAGCGGGCGGTATATCCGCAGCGAAATGCTGAAAAAGCTAAACCTTGGCGAGCAGACGGCGAAAAAGGTGAGGGTGATCCCCGCAACGCCGGTTGGTGAAGCTGTCGCGGAGGGCAAAGCGCCAATCGGTTTTCAGCAGAACAGCGAGTTGAAAGCGGTGAAGGGCATTACCATTGTGGGTCTTATTCCACCCGCGGTGCAGCAGGATACCCTTTACGGGGCGGTTGTAACGGCCTCCAGCAAACAGCCGCAGGCGGCGGGCGACTTTGTGCACTATCTGCAAAGCGATCGGGCGAAAGCGGTAATGCGTGACAAGGGGCTGACGCCGTTTTAAAGGCAATAAAAAACCCCGGCGAGCCGGGGTTTTTAACGATAGAACAATTAGCGATTAGTCGTCCAGGAAGCTGCGCAGCACTTCTGAACGGCTCGGGTGGCGCAGCTTACGCAGCGCTTTCGCTTCAATCTGACGAATACGCTCACGCGTTACGTCAAACTGTTTGCCCACCTCTTCAAGCGTATGGTCGGTGTTCATATCGATGCCGAAACGCATACGCAGCACTTTGGCTTCACGCGCGGTCAGACCCGCCAGCACGTCGTGGGTGGCTGAACGCAGGCTCTCAGAGGTAGCGGAGTCAAGCGGCAGCTCCAGCGTGGTGTCTTCGATAAAGTCGCCCAGATGCGAATCTTCGTCGTCGCCAATCGGCGTCTCCATAGAAATCGGCTCTTTGGCAATCTTCAACACTTTGCGGATCTTGTCTTCCGGCATCAGCATACGCTCAGCCAGCTCTTCCGGCGTCGGCTCGCGGCCCATCTCCTGCAGCATCTGGCGCGAAATACGGTTGAGCTTGTTGATGGTCTCAATCATATGCACCGGAATACGGATGGTACGCGCCTGGTCGGCGATAGAGCGGGTAATCGCCTGACGGATCCACCATGTGGCATAGGTAGAGAACTTATAACCACGACGGTATTCAAACTTATCAACCGCTTTCATCAGGCCGATGTTGCCTTCCTGAATCAGGTCGAGGAACTGCAGACCGCGGTTGGTATATTTTTTCGCAATTGAAATCACCAGACGCAGGTTCGCCTCTACCATCTCTTTCTTCGCACGACGCGCTTTCGCTTCGCCGATAGACATACGACGGTTGATATCTTTAACCTGCTCGATGGTCAGGCCGGTCTCTTCTTCGATCTGATGCAGTTTCTGCAGGCAGCGCATCACATCTTCTTCCACTTCTTTCAGCTTCTCTGACCAGGGTTTATTCATGGCCAGCGCGGCTTTGAACCAGCTCTCGCTGGTCTCGTTGCCGGTGAACAGCGTGATGAAGTTTTTCTTCGGCATTTTGCACAGTTCAACGCACAGCTTCATGATGATGCGCTCTTGCGTACGCACGCGCTCCATCATCTCGCGCATGTTGTTGACCAGGTAGTCGAACTGCTTCGGCACCAGGCGGAACTGCTTAAAGACGTCAGAAAGGTTCTGAATCTCTTTTACTGCGTCAGCATGGCTGCGACCTTTGCTCTTGATGACGGTGCGGGTCGTTTCATACTGCGTGCGCAGCTCGACGAATTTCTCGCGCGCCAGTTCCGGATCGATAGAGTTATCGTCATCGGAATTGTCGTCTTCGCTCTCTTCGTCTTCTTCTTCGTCGTCGTCGCGGTCTTCTTCAGACAGCTCTGAGCCGACATGGGTGGCGGTAGGCGCCAGATCTTCTTCAGCGTTTGGATCCACGAAGCCGGTGATCAGGTCGGAGAGGCGAGACTCGCCCGCTTCGACTTTGTCGTACTGCTCCAGCAGATAGGTAATGGCTTCCGGGTATTCCGCAACCGAACATTGTACCTGGTTGATACCGTCTTCGATGCGCTTGGCGATGTCGATTTCGCCTTCGCGCGTCAGCAGCTCAACGGTACCCATTTCACGCATATACATGCGCACAGGGTCGGTGGTGCGGCCAATTTCAGATTCTACGCTGGATAACACCTGAGCGGCGGCTTCCGCGGCATCTTCGTCAGTATCGGCGCTGTTTTCGTTCAGCATCAGATCGTCGGCGTCAGGGGCTTCT